GGATTACAAACATACGAGAGTTTGGGGCGGGCAACGCGCTCAACATGTCCACGCTGACGCTTGACAATCTAGGCAATGCGCGAGCCGCGTGGCAACGCTACGCCAGCGGTCTGCTGCCGAAAACAGTATCCGATGCCGAGAAAGTTGCAGGCGTAGATGTAACATTGGCGCAGCTTACGCCAGAAGAAGTTCGCGTTCTTGGGTTGGATATAGAAGCACGTATTGGCGTCAGGGATCTGTATGCAATGGAAAGCGGTCTGCAGTACGTGGGGCGTATTATCCAGCGGCATGGTGCGCCAATTGAACTGGAGCCGCCGCCCAGCGAGCGAACAGAAACCAACCCAAATACGGGGGAAGAACAGCAGACATCTGAGAGTGTGGAGGAAGAAGCCGCGTGGCGGAAGTGGATAAAATCAATCGCGGAATGGGAACCTGGCGGAAATGGAGAAGAGAGTGCCGCAGACCGGGCTGCCAATCGCGGCGCTGGTACGCGATAGCAGTGATGGTGTAATAGCATGGCAGTAATTGATACGAGATCGGCGTTACTAATGACCGATCCCCTCGCAAGTATGAGCGTCAACCAGGAGCGTGAACAGTTTGAGCTTTCGGAGACGTTCGAGCGTGCCAAGGCGAACGGGCAAGACCCCCACATTGCGTATGAAATAAACGCGCCCCCTCTCCCGCCGGAGACATTGAAAAACCGCTCGCACGAGGTGGACGAAAATGAATTGCTGCGGAACACCGAGTGGGACGACAGCGAAGTGCCCCTCGAGTATGCAACGCCCGAACAACATTGGCAGCAGCCAGGCGTGAACTTTAATCGCGCTGCTAGAATAGTACACGACTGGTTTTATCAGATTAACGATTACGAACACCTTGCCGCAGCCAAGTACGGGATGCGTGTTCCAAAGGGCTCAGACTGGAATGTTACGGGTGAGTTCGTAAGTGACTTGGAGATAAACCGCCCGCCGCTCAATCAGTCTTTCCTAGCTCAAAACGATGCAGAGTACTCGCAATTTGGCCTCGAGTGGATAGGCCACTTGCTGTACTCGGACGTCGGAATGCTGGGCGCCTTTATGCAGTCGGATGAGAATACCCCTCGGGAAGTGCTGATGGCGCAGGCTGCCTTGATGGACGTTTACGATAAGCTGCCGCCGTTCACTTTTAAGGGCAGTACGCGGCTGTTTAAAAACCTTGTAATGAACCCAAGCACCTTTGCAGGGCTCGGATCGCTCAAGGTATTCAAGAATTTGCTGGCGGCCGGCGGCAAGGGTGCAATCGGGGAAAACACGTACAAAAGGCTGCTGTCTCTGGGTCTGGGCGCCACCGCAATCGCGGCAGAGGGTGCTGGTTGGGCCGGGTTTGCTACCTATATCGATCAAAAAGTTAAACACGGCTCCACACGAGAACGGGGCGCGGCGTTTGAAGCTGATTGGGGTCAAATAGGCGCGGCCTCAGCGGTCGGATTTGGCTTGGCTGGTGGCCTGACGTTTGGGATCGCGGCTGCTCCGCTCGCACGCCAGGGTGCTGGAAAGCTGCGTCAGACAGTTCAAGATATGGCTGCGGAAGGTGGTGCAACCACGCGCATGGGTGTGGGGCCTACAGATGACGCAGCCGCACGCGCTGCGCCGCAGGACGATATAAGCGAGATCGGCTTTTATTCTGCCGTGCGCCGTGCAGTCGATGCCTTGCCGCAAGACAAGGGCACCGCAATTCAGATGCGGCAGATGATTGCCAAGGGCGAAGGTGTCAAGCCAGAGGAGATGGCGTGGATCGGACTCGATGACTTCCTCAAGGGCCGCAAGAATGTCACCAAACAGGAGATCATGGATTTCGTTGATGCCAACCAGGTCGAGGTTAAGGAAGTTGTAAAGTCTCAGGATGCTGTTGTTTTTGACACGGCAAAAAAGGCAACGGCTGACGAAATAGATTTGATTGTTAATAATGACGAGGGTCTTTATCAGAACATTAACGAGCTTCAGCCGTTAATTGAAAAACTGCGAGAGGCAACATCTGCTGAATATGATGACGTGGCTAGTGAATTAGGTGATGCCCTCGTTGCTGCGGGTGCTTCGCCCGCCCGAGTAAAAAGGTGGGTTTTCGACGATTTTGAATCTAACGTGAGTGGAGCCACAGCACAATATCGGGATTTTGAACAATACACCCTCCCTGGCGGCGAGAACTACCGCGAGGTGGCACTTACGTTGCCAGAAAGACGGGGGAGTGGGTTTGATAAAAAAAGATATGATGAGCTTAACAAGAAAGATGTGGCTGGCAAATTAAGAGATCCACAAGAGATCGAAGAATTTAAGAGACTGATGGACGAGAGTGTCGCTAATCGGCGCGGGAAAGGCTTTACAGGCGGTCATCTCGAAATACCCAACACCCTCGCGCATGTGCGGCTGAACGACCGCACTGGCCCGAATGGTGAGAAGATACTGTTCGTTGAGGAGATACAGAGCGATTGGCACCAGAAGGGTCGCAAGCAGGGGTATAAAACTGGAGAGGCACGTTTTGATCTTGAAAGTAACCGTTGGGTGAATCCAGATGGCACCCCAGCAGCAGAAATTCCCACAAGAGGAGTCCCAGACGCACCGCTCAAAAAGACATGGCACGAAATGGCGTTTCGCCGCATTGCACGTATGGCGGCAGAAGAAGGCTACGACATGATTGCGTGGACACCTGGGAAGATACAAGCAGAGCGGTATGATTTGAGTAAGCAGGTTGACACAATCCGCGTTGAAAAGCTGCGCGATGGCGCTAAGGCAGGGCAGTATTACGTTACCGCCGAAAAAGACGGGACAAGTGCTGGCATCGCAGAAGTTGTTACAGAAGACAAGTTGCCCGAATTGATTGGCAAAGATTTAGCGGACAAAGCCATTAAAGATGCCGCTGAATATCCAGACGGTCGTGATTATACGGGCGTTGATCTGCAAGTTGGCGGCGAAGGCATGGCCGGTTTCTACGACAAGATGCTCAAGAATTACGCTGGCAAGTTTGGCAAGAAGTTCAACGCGAAGGTCGGGGTGACGGAGATTGATACCGGGATAAGGTCTGATCTATCTGGTATCCATATTATAGAACATAATGGAAAATGGACAGTGAGAGATAGGGTGAACGGCGGTTCTTTGGCAGACTTTAACAATAAAGCGGACGCTGAATCGTATGTGGCAGGGCTTGAGATACAAACACAGAGAGAGTCTACGCCAGAAGTATGGACCCTGCCCGTCACCAAGAAGATGCGCGACAGTCTGATGCAAAAAGGCGCTCCGCTGTTTAGCGCGGCACCGATTGCCGCCGCAGGTCTCGCAGGCGAAGAGCGAACAGAATAACAAAGTTTGACATCAATGTAGTAACCCGCTTCTGGCGGGTTTTTTGTTGGAAAAAATATGGCAATTAATACATCATCCGCGGATCTGATTTCAGATATTGCTGACGATTACCCACAGCATCAGATCCCCAACGACCAGCGCTTGGTGCCTCTTCAGCCGGAGCCCGAGCGCACACAAGTCGCGGCCGCCTCGGTGGCAGGGCGTGTTGCTGGGTGGATTGTGCGACCCTTTGGCCCACTTGGCAAAGAACTCCCTAGCGCGTTCGAACTGTACTCGCGGAAGATGCAAAAACAAAAGGAGCTAGAAGAAACCCTCGAGGGAGCGACGGAAACTTATCAAACGCCTACAGGGCAGACGCGTACCAGATTAAAAATCCAGGAAAAGTTTACCGTACGAAAACAGCCCGGACCTTCGGACGTTGATACTGGTAAATGGGAAGCCTACGACAGCGCGAACGAAAAGGTTCTTGGCACGTTCGATAGAAAGAAAGATGCGAAAGCATATTTGAAAGAGCAAGAGCCTAGAATTGACGAAACACCGCCACCCGAAGCGCCGACAACCGTAGAGCGCGACATAGATTATACCGGGCCACTCGTCAACGAGATGGATCGCAACGACGGTTATAAGATGTGGACGACGATAGGCGACCCCGAGTTGGACAAGATCCTAGAGGCTCGTACTCGCCAGTACGATATGGACGACGGCATGATTGCTGGCATCCGTGTGCAATCCAAGGCAGGGGCGGAAGTGCCGCCTGGCGCAGAGATCAAGGTGCCGGATGAGGCACACATTTACCAGACGCTCGATGCGACGGGCGATGCGATCGAAGCGACACTGAAAAAACTCGGCAAGGATGAAATAACGACAGTTACGTTGCAGCAGACCGAAGCGATGGCAAACATTCTGGGCACCAACCCAGAAGCTCTTGCGAGAACTTTCCTTAGTGGTCGATTCAACCTCGGACCAAACAGTCCGCCTGGCGAACTCGCTGCCAAGATCGTAGCGGGCAAAAATATGCTGGTTACCGAAATACGAAAACTGGATGAGCTTGCCGACCGATGGGCGATCGATCCCAGCGACAAAGTCCGCTACGAATGGAAGCGGCAGGCGACATATGTCGCCAATCTGCAACGCTCGTTTCGGGGCGCACAGACCGACATCGCACAAGCGCTAGGCGCTCTTCGTACTACTGTATCCGGCGATGCCGAATTGCTCGCCCGCGATTACAGCAGGATCATCGATCAGGCAGGCGGAGCAGATCAGTTAGACCATGCCATCGAGGCATATCGTAAGAGCAGCGACCTAGTCGAGCGAGCACACCAGGTGCGCGTGGTTACAAAGGGGCAGAAATTATGGGATGGCGTCCATGAGATGTGGATCAACTCCCTACTGTCAGGCTGGTTTACGCACTTGAAAAACACGGGTGGCGTTGCTGCTGCCATGATCCTGGACACTACCGAGCTAGCGGTAACCGCCGCCTGGCAAGTGCCGCGTGGGCTTGCGGGTCGTGAGCGAGATGTAACTTTTGGCGACGTGCAGGCACAACTGTTTGGACAGATAATGTCCTTGCGTGAGGCATCGAATGCCGGCGGTCGCGCCTTCTGGTTGCGTGAGGAAGCGATAGCCGGGGCGGAAATGTCGTTAATCACCGGACGCAACCCCTTGAAACGTGCCGACGCTATATCCGCCGAGACTTGGGAAAAAGGCGGCATGTATGGCGCCGCAATAAATGCTTTCGGCCATCTGGTCACACTCGGCCGTGCGCCAACCCGCGCGCTTATGATGGAAGATGCCTTTATGAAGGTTGTTGCCTATCGCGGACAGCTTTGGGAGGAGGCGTTCCGCCAGGGCCGCCAGCTTGGCAAAAAGGGCGACGACTTGTCGGAGTACATGGCCGACTTTGTAATGAACCCAACGAAAGAGATGGCGGAAAAGGCCAGGGAAAAAGCGCGATACGTTACACTACAGACAGACATGGAAGGCCGCCTCAAGAAGTTGCAAGAGGCGATGGGCGGGAGCGGTCGATGGCTCGTGCCGTTTTTCAAAACACCGACCAATGCAATTTTGTATGTGGGCGAAAGATCTCTTATTGCCCCGTGGATGAAGCGCTATACGGACGCAGCGGAGGAAGGCGGCGTGGCACTGGCAAAGGCCAGGACAAAGATAGCAGTGGGCCAGTCCATAATGCTGGGCTTTGCGTTTGAATATAAGGCCGGCAACATCACCGGCGGAATATCCGCCGACAAAGACATTCGGGCCGCATATGAGCGACAAGGCATAAAGCCCTACCACATTAAGATCGGAGACACTTGGTACAACTACGGCGTCATCGAACCGCTAGCTACGATGATTGGATTGTTTGTGGATACTTTGGAAATATCACAGCATCCACAACTCGACGAACGCACCTCTACGGAAATCGTGTTGGCTGCGATCGGAGCGATTGGCTACAACTTGCACAACAAGTCCTTTATGGCCGGCCCGGCGATGTTTATGGATGCCACACGCAATCCTGGCCGTTACGGGGAGAGGATGATCCGCCAGTATCTGAAAAGTCTGGTGCCCGGTTCCGCAGCGTGGAACGAATTAAAAGTGGCGACGGACGAGCTAAAACGGTTGCGGGTTAACACGCTTGACCATGTTGCAGCGCGTCTCCCCGGCTGGTCATTGACACTGGAACCAGAGCGCGACTTGTGGGGGCGCAAGATCGTCCACAGCCGTACCAGAAGTCCTTACGACCCCAATATTGTTGATCAAGAGTTGGTCTATCTGGACACAGGCCAAAACGACGCGACGCTGACAGGGCACCCGACAAATTTGGGCGGGGATATTGGGCTAGAGGCTAAAGAAATCGCTTGGTTCCACGAACGCGCCGGAACAATGGCTTTCCAGGTGCTGGAGTACATCATTAACCCTGACAGCAAAACCAAGCCCAGTGATTTGCCGAAAAACACAGATGGCGATGGCCCACTACTGGGGGCCGGGTACGCCGAAATAAAAGAAAATTACCGAAAGATGATCGCCGCGAGCAGGCAGGGCAACAAGTTGGCGCATGACGCAGCCCGACAAAGTGTGAGGGGCATCATGGGGGCTGTTCGATCTTTGGCTAAGTTCCAGTTAATGACCGAGAGCCCCTACGCCGAGGAACTAGCCAGCATTAGAGACGAGCTTAATTTGGAAATAGAGAAATTAGGACTGGAGTCACTGCAACTAATGGAAGCCCAATAAGATGACTATTAGCACTACTACACTCAAAGCCAGTTACTCCGGCAACGGGTCCACGACGGCCTTCGCGTATACCTGGAAGGTCTTCGCCAGTACCGAACTAAAGGTCTACGTCAGGACCGATAGCTCCGGCGCCGAGGCGCTCAAGGCGGAAGGAACCGGCTCGGCCAACTACGGCGTGTCTGGCGTTGGTGAAACTGCCGGCGGCAATGTGACCTTTGTGACGGCGCCGGCGAGCGGCGAGACTGTCGTGATCCTTCGCGATACTGCGCTCACACAAGGCACCGACTATCAGCCAGCCGACCCCTTCCCGGCCGCCGATCACGAAGACGCGCTCGACAAGCTGACGCATATTAGCCAGGAACTGCAAGAGGAGCTTGACCGCTCCTTCAAGGTATCGCGGACGACATCGATCACCACGCCCGAATTTACGGACGATGCTTCCACTCGAGCCGGCAAGCTCTTGGGGTTTACGTCTGACGGCACGGGAATTGAAGCCACGACGGGCCGTGTCAGTTCGGTTAGCGTCAGCAATGTTGCAACCAGTTCCGGTTCACCGGGAACAGCGACGGCAGCCTTCACGACCGCCAGTGGTGCCCTCGCGTTGGGCATACCGATCGGGCAGACCGGCATGGCCGGCGGGATCTCGATGCAATACTCGACGACCACAGCAGATGCAGATCCAGGTGCCGGGTTTATCCGTCTGAACAATGCCGATTTTAGCTCGGCCACCGTGATGTATGTCGACGACAGTGATGGGTCCACAGACATCTCCGCGTGGGTTCAAAGCTGGGACGACGCCGACGGTGCAAACCGGGGTATCATTACGATCGCCGGCAATCCGAATACCGCTTCCCCGATTGTTACCTTCAAGGTGACGGGTGCCGTTACGGACGCGAGCTCTTATACGAAAGTGCCGGTCGTTTATCTCGCGGGTTCCACATCGGCATCGAACAGCGCCGAGGTATCCCTCGCCTTCTCGCCAGCCGGTAGTTCTGGTGTGCCGCCGGGGTTGGGCCTGAAGTATTCGACCACGACCACGGACAGCGACCCTGGGGCTGGGTACATTAGATTTAATAACGGCACCTTATCAAGTGCAGCAATCTGCTATATCGATGATGCGGATCTTGCGGGTGCGGATATCAGCGCGCTCGTGCAAACATGGGACGACAGCACAAACTCGTCTCTGCGCGGCACGATCATAATGGTCAAGGAAGAGAACGCTGCTGTCTGGGCCACCTGGAACATAACCGGCGCGGCGGTCGATGCTTCGGGCTATACGAAACACACTTTATCATATGTCGCCGGCACGGGCTCGTTCAGCAATGATGACTTGGTTCGGTTGTCTTTCTCACGCAGCGGCAACATCGGCATCCCTGCCGGCCTTAATCTTACCTACTCGACGACGACCACAGATGCAGATCCAGGCGCTGGAATTATACGTTTCAATAACGGCACTCTAAGTTCGGCAAGTGCGTGCTACATCGATGATGTCGACACAGCGGGCGCCACCATCTCAACCCTTGTGCAAACCTGGGACGACAGCACCACGACCGCGCTTCGCGGGACTATGACCATGTCGAAGCGCGACGACGCCGCGGTCTGGGCACAATGGAATGTAACGGGTGCCGCAACCAACGCGAGCGGCTACACAAAGCAGGCTCTCACTTACGTCGCCGGCACGGGCTCGTTCAGTGACACCGACCCAGTGGTCTTGGGCTTCGTCCGCACCGGAAATATTGGCGCCACCGGATCGACCGGATCGACTGGTTCGACTGGCAGCACCGGCGCGACGGGAAATGTCGCTGGCCTTCTGATGGCGTTTGAGACTGCGACAACCGATACTGACCAGGGCGCAGGAAAAGTCTGGCTAAATAACGGAACGCCGAGTTCTGCGACGGTTGTCTATATGGACGACGTTGAGGCCGGCGGTGCATCGATCAATACGCAGGTCGACAGTTGGGACGACAGCACGACGACAGCACTGCGCGGCACGATCTCAATCTACAAGAACTCGGCACCTGAGAACTTCCATATTTACAACGTGACCGGCGCCGTCACTAGCGCTTCGACGTACTCGAAAATCGCCTGCACATTTGTGCAAAGCGCGGGCACGATAAGCGACGGCGATGCCGTCAGCGTGCAGTTCGTCAGAACAGGAAATGCCGGCGGGGGCATGTCTTCCTTCATTATGTCCGACGGCTCGACCACGCAGGAGGTCGAGAACGGGGAAACGCAAACCTTCGCAGCTGGTGAAGGTATCGATGTCGCGGTTTCTAGCACGAACACAGTCACGTATTCTGGAGAAGACGCGAGCGCGACAAACAAAGGCGTTGTAGAGCTTGCGACAGATGCCGAAACTGTAACTGGATCTGACACAGCGCGCGCTGTTACGGCTGCCAATGTGACCGCTAAGATGGCGGCACCTGGGGCTATCGGTGGGACAACTCCCGCCGCTGGCGCATTCACTACGTTAAGCGCGACAGGGAAAATAGAACCTGGAGGCGACACAGCTGCCAGTGATAACGCCGCCCTCGGATACACAAGTACGGAGGGAATCGTAATTTGTGGGCAAGGCTCAAACACAGATGTCACGATCAAGAACGATGCCGACGCCACTGTATTTTCTATAGCTACGGGTACAACTACAGGTACTTTTGCTGGCACTGTTCTGGCTAAAACCGATACGGATACGTCAAATACAGGATCGGTTACTTTAGATTTTACTGCCAATCAGAACTTTGTTCTCACCTTTACGGGGAACGTCACTCTGGCAAATCCATCTACAGAACAGGTGGGACAAGCTGGTGTCATTGTGTGTATTCAAGACGGGTCGGGAAGCAGAACTTTAAGTCTTGGCAGTCAGTTCAAAACAGTCGGAGATGCTGGTATTACCCTTAGTACCGCCGCCAATGCGGTAGACATAATCCCTTATTTTGTCTCTGCTGCCGACTCAATTTTGATCGGTGCAGTTCAACTAGCACTGTCTGGAGCTTGATGTTCAATGACTATGTTTGGCTCACAGTGGTTCGCTAGTCCTGCGGTGACAGCAGTTACTGCATCATTTGAAGGAACTACGGGCAGCACAACTGAAACTGACAGTTATACATTTTCCAGTCACGCAATCGGCGATGCAGCTACTGGGCGACTGGTTGTGGTAGGCACCGGCAATACAGGTGGTCATAGTGGTACGTCTGCTGCTACTTCAGTGACTATAGCCGGAGTAACAGCGACTAAGATTGTTGATGCAACCGCCGCTGACCAAACTCATTCAGCGATTTATTCGGCGGTAGTAAACTCAGGAACCACGGGTGATATCGTCCTCAATTATGATCGTGGCACTAACGGCATCTACATTGGTGTCTGGGCTGTATATGATGCTAATGCTACTGCCGATGACACAGGAAGTGATGCAGACGATAGCGGAACAGGCTACTCGACCACACTGGACATCCCAGCCAATGGCGTTGGCATTGCCTGTTCTATCGATAATAAAAGTAGTTCTGCTACGACACATACTTGGGCTGGACTGACTGAGGATTTTGACTCTAATTTTAAACAAAACCAAGCGGGATCAGGAGCGCATAAAACATTTGCCATCGCTCAATCAGGTTTAACAGTATCATCCACTCCCGCTGCAACAACATTCCAAGGATCGATGGCGGCTGCTTCTTGGGGTCCAGCCTAAAGGAAAGATAATGTTTTTTAAAACAAGTGATGGTCAAATTATCCAAACTGGTCACTCGTGGTCGCAAGATGGTGTAACTCATCCAAGCAACTGGGAAATCTGGACTCCAGAATATAAGTCCTCGATGGGCCTTACTGAGTTTACGCCAGACCCTCAGCCAGATAGTCGGTTTTATACTTGGTCGCAAAATGAGGATTTAACGTATAACAAGACTGAAAAATCCCTTACGGATACAAGCAGAGATGATGGAACCACGAAAGATGGGCTGAAAACTGTTTGGATTAAGGAATCTAAAGCTACTGCGAACTCTCTCTTGCGGTTAACTGACTGGCAAGTAATCGCCAAGGCTGAACGGGATCGAGATATCGACGAAGCTGTAGCAACTTACCGCGCTGCGGTGATTAGCGCTTGCACAACAATCGAGGGAGCTATCACAGATGCAGCGAACATGGCTGCTTTTCAGGCCCTGTTTGATGCTCCGGTAGGTGGAAACGCACCAATACACGACTGGCCTGACGCGATCGACTGAAGCAGCGGATGAGGTATGTCCCTTATTTTCATCGAGTGGATTGACTCGGCCGGAACTGATGAAGCATGGACGGGCGACGAGATTGATCTTGCACATATCAAGTCGTGCGGGGTTTTGATTAAAGAAACTAGCGAAAGTGTAACCATCGCACAGTCTGTGGATGACAATGACCCCCCCAAATATGACTGTTTGCTAATTATCCCGGCGGTTGCGATCGTTAGTAGAAGGAGATACGAGGAGCCCCACCATGATTAGACGTTTAATCTTTGGCACAGCGGCCGCTTGCGCGGCCTTTTTTATTGCGGTTGACGCAACTGCTGCGATCGCGCAGGACGGCGAGCATGAGGAGCGTGGGGTGCGATCGCCCTGCGGAAGTGACAAGCTGCTCCAGGGGCTCACGCAATTCTTCGCGTATAAGTGGAAAGCCAAGTGGGTCGATCTTGGCCCAGGTCCGACGGCCAGGTGGGTGAAGTATCACGAACTTCCTGCGGACCAAGTTGACGTGGTTCGGGTCTTCCGCTCGCAGCATCAGCCGCAGGTCGCTGTCGTCACCGCACGCCGTTGGGAGAACTATTTGGATGGCGAGCTGCTCGTCAGCGTTCTCTGCATCATGCCGGCGCCGGATGGCGCACTGGTGCGGGCATACGATCCCGAGGAACTCGAGTCAATAATTGCAGAGCCAGGGTCAGATGCCTGATGGACATGATCCAAGAATACTGGGAGATCCTGGTAGCGCTGTTTTTGGGCATTGTCACCGCCGTGAAACTGCTCCAACAAACGCAAGAATTGCGTAAGGATGTCGATGATATCAATCGGCGCGATATGTACACGGAAACCGTGAAACTACGGGCGCAATCCGACGTTCACAGCAAACAGATTTCTGAACTCTGGGTCCACATAAACAAACTCTCGGACAAAATTAAATGACCACGCCACGCAAGACACCGACCCAGATCGCGCTCGATGCGCTCGACCGCATAGACCGACACGAACGCGAATGTGCCTCTAGGTGGCATGATGCCCACCTAGAACTCCGTGCACTTCGAGAGCGTTGGGAGAAACTCGCGTGGCTAATAATCGGCACGGTCCTGCTAGGGATTGTGACTGTTGTTGTTCAATCATTTCTTTGAAAGGAAAGTACGATGGAAAGTATATTAGGATGGTTCGGCGATTTGCCTGCATGGCTTGCGGCCGTCACCGCTGTGGTAACTGCCGCAACGGCAGTGACCGCATTGACGCCTACGAAATCGGATGATGCGGTGGTGTCTAAAATGTTATGGGCACTCAATCTGATCGCTGGCAACTTTGGCCGCAATAAGAACGCCGACGGCTGATGACATGGGTAAGTTTGCTCCGCGGACTGGTCGGCCTGGCGCGTGCGTTGACGGGGCTTTTTCGTGACCGGCAACTCATCAAATCTGGGGAAGCCAAGCAGGAAGCAAGGCAGTCGCGAAAGGTGCTCGACATGGTCCGTCGGGCGAACGCTGCTCGTAGGGCTCTTGTTCACGATGATGCCAGCGTGCGCACTGATCCAGCCAACCGAGATAACCACTGACAGCGCGTGTGAAATCTTCGGGCCTATCTTTTTCTCGAGGACGGCCGACAGTTCTGAGACCGTGCGTTTAATACGTCAGCACAACTCAGCTTGGTATGAAGTGTGCAAGCCTCGATGATCGTCCTGCCAGTTGATGCCATTGTGCGCAATCTGAAGGCCGACGAGGGCTATCGGGCTCATGCTTATCAATGCGTTCCAGCAAAAGCTTGGACTGTGGGCTATGGTCGCAATATCGATCAAAATCACGGGGCGCTGGGTATTAGCGAGCCAGAGGCGGAGTTTCTGCTCCGCAACGATATCAACCGTTGCGTGGATGAGTTGCACCGTACGTTTGGTTGGGCCGATGAGCAGCCTCCTGATGTTCAAGCGGTGCTGGTGGAACTAACGTTTTGGCTGGGGCTCACGCGCCTGCGGAAATTTAAGAAGTGTCTGGCCGCACTCGAAGCCGGCGATCGCACAACTGCAGCTGCCGAGCTTATCGACAGTCGACTGCACGGGCAGGTGCCAGATCGGACGGAGCGTCTGGCGGAAAGACTACGTGTCAACAAAGCCGCTTGACGACGAGGTGCTGGCTGAAGCGCTGGCGGCAGTTCGGGAGCATGGCACTCCGGCTGCAGCTGCACGCGCGCTAGATCTCCCCCGCAGCACCTTTGACCATCGCTACAGCTTAGCGCAGGCGCGCGGCGTTGAGTTGCCGCCCCCAGACACGGTCGAACTTCCGAGTTTTGATGAGCCTGGCGACATTCCCGTTGAAGATATTCTCGACACAATGGAGCGACGCTTCGAACGTCGTGCCGCTGCACATAATGAAAAGCAGTGGTACGAGGTCAAGTTCAAGAAATCGACCCTGCCGATCGCGTTACATTTCATTGGAGACCCTCACGTCGATAGTGGGGCCTGCAATATTTCGGCTTTACGCGCGGATTTGTCGTTGATGAGAAACCCCGGGCCTGGGGGTGAGGACACGGGGCACTACGCTTGTAACCTTGGCGATACCACGGATGGAGATTGGCCGGGACGCTTGATGCGTCTGCACGCCAAGTCGGATACCTCATTGGACACCGCGAGGCGACTTGCCGAGTGGATGCTAAATTCGAGCAGGGTGAAATACTTGGCGTGGATTATGGGGAATCACGATTTGTGGGGTGCCGATGCCGACCTCTTGAAAGCACACAATGCACACAAAATCCCGATGGCGGACTGGTGCGCAAAGTGGCAGCTGGTGTTCCCGAACGGCAAGCGATGTCGCATCATCAGCGCCCATGACTTCCCGGGCAGATCCATCTGGAATAGTTTGCACTCCAATCAACGTGCCGCCATCACCACCTCGAAAGCGCATATCTTTGCCAGCGGGCACACGCATCATTGGGCCATGCACCAAGAAGAACACGAGCATCGGAATTTCGTGTACTGGTTGATCCGAGCCCGTGGGTACAAGTGGTCTGCACTCGACAGCTACGCCGAGCGGCTAGGCCACCCAGGCCAGCAGCATGGCTCGACCATCTCAGCTATCATAGACCCGGGGGCGGACAGCGAGGTCCGTTTTGTCCAATGTTTTGCAGATGTCGCAGAGGCTGCTGACTACCTGGCGTGGAAGCGATCGCGTTAAGTCTGCGCGTCGCACGCGCAATCCCACGCGCAAAATGCGCGCAAAAACTTGCGCAACATACGCATC